GTTCGATTGGCCCATGAGAATGGGAACCATGAGCTTGATCTCGACGAGTGCAACGGTGGAGCATGTCCGATCAAGTGAGGTAGATCACCACTTCTCGATAGGACAGTGGAGCCCTGGGACCCTGACTTTTAGAGGCATGAAACACCCACACTCGCTGCAACGCTTGGTGAACTTTTTGAAGCGGTCGCACTCAAGACAGAATGCGTACTTCTCAGCAGGCCGCAGCTCGATCAATGCCGGTTTTGGAGGTGGGTTTCGTTTGACTGCCACAGTCGGGTCTCGCATTTCAGGCAAGTCTCCGACCACGGATACCGTTGTCGGAATTCCTCGGGATGAGAACAATCCAATACCTCCATAACCGTGGAATTAACCAGGTCACGGACAAACGCAGATAGTGACTTTCCCTCGCGCTCTGCGGCAAGCTTCCAGCGTTCGTGATCCCTTTGGGTTGACCGGATAAGAATTTGCTTGTCGGCAGGACCGTCGTCGTCACTAACCTTCTGGGAAATTTTGGGATCAAGGGTTTCGGCAAGCTTGTCCATAGCTGCTTCGACATTGTCCTGCTGGATGCTTTGTGACAAAGCGGCTGCCGCTTCAAGCGGATTGAAGGTTGGGATTGGCTCAGCCGTCCGAACGTCTGGATGCGGCGTGGTGATATTTACGAGTTCCTGCTCGATGGCTTCCATTTCAGCCAACTCCGCAGCCAGGTCGCCAGCGGTAGAGGTGTCTGCCTCTTCCTCTTCACCAAGGTTTGGGAGATAGGTGCCTGTCGGCACAAAGCTTTCTTCAGCCATGTATATCAGTCTATTCCGGTTCGTCTTCTTCTAGGGGAGGGTCAACGATCTCAGCGTCGACGATGTCGTCGTCCTCAACCAGGGCGAGCTTGGGTTTCCCTAACATCTGATCAACTTCTTCTTCTGGGAGCACGCCGCTCTTTGCCATCAGCTCTAGCAATTCACGAGCTTCGGTTTCTGGCGAAAAGTTGCTCATAGGTTCTGCGCCATCTTCTCCCACCATTGAAACCCTGATGGGCTCTGCAAGGTTGGTTGAAACATCCATGTGGATGGAAAGATTGTTGTTTTCCATCCCTAGAAGTTTCGATCGCTTGTCCATAATTGAAAGGACTTGCTGAATGGCTTTCATGTCTGGCTCTACAGAAACTTCTGTTCCATCGTCAAGAGATACACGACGATGTTGAGTCATCGGCCAGATCGCGGCTTGAAGGGAATCGAGGCGCTCAAGTTCCATTCGGAGAACTTCCGGATAGGCCATAAGGGCTTCACGGTTGAGGCGCTCTAGTTGGCGACCGATGGCTTTGGAGACAACAGAGGTTGAAACCCCGAAACGTCGACCGATCTCCTGGGAAGCTACGCCACCCTGCCGCATTTTGAACATGCGAAGGTCACGTTCTGCGAGGAATTCCCTGGTTAGTGCCTTGCTACTGCCTTCAGCCATCAGATACGATCGCCCACCTTCCATCCCAGAACAGCTCCTGCCGGGATAAACAGCGCAAAGGCCCACCATTCCCCTATGAGGCCCCCCGCAGTAATACCTGCGCTGATGGCGAAGATGGCTCCAAAGAACAAGTTTTTGATTGGCATTAGCTCACGTCCATGAATTCGGTAACTTCAAATGGAAACTTTGTGCCGCGTTTCATTTGCAGAGGCCAATATCGTAGATCACGGGCACCCCTGAAGTGATTAACTTCATATACATATTCTCCCATATGGGTGGGGTCTGGCTGTAGAGCAAGGCCGAATTCCGGCCATCTGGACCAGACTGCTGATCCGAATGGCCTCAGTTCCCTGCTTGTCATGGAAGTGCCCAAAGGTGCGTGATGCTCAAGCCATAGGGCCACTCCATAGACAGCACGAAGTGTGTCCAGGTATCTGGCAACCTCAATTGCAACTGCTTCGGAGGTCCGATTTCCAGGGTCCAGAAAAGCCTTGTAAAGCGGTCCCATGACAAGTAGTTCCGGTTGTGATTCTTCGATGTGCTGTTCGAGCAGGAGCCGGTCATAGGCATTGAGGAGGTCGAGCCCATCTGGCTTGATAAATAGGTGGGCCGTCATGCGTTGTTCGAAGCCCATCGATTTTGCCGCCCCCACGATGTTTCGTGACGTTCTCCTGATGATCCGTTCTGGGTTCTCAAGGTCAACGGTGAGGGTTCTGATAGGTGGCATCTGTTGGAACGTAAACGGGTTTACGCCCAAACCGGCGCAGATTGCGACCTGTCGTGCGAGCATGGTTTTGCCGATGCCTTCGGCTGCAACCACCATCACACGTTCTCTGCGTTCCAGGAGTCCTGGGATTAGCCAGTCGTAATCGTCGCTAACGGCTTCCTGGAGGAATTCATCCCAAACGACTAAACGACCTTCGTCTCTAAGGACGGGTTCATCGTTAATCCGAGTGAGTAGCTGTGCCCGGTTGAGTATTTGGGAAGGAGTTTTACTGGAATCGTCAAGTAGTTGACGTATTTCTTCTACAGCGAGTTCTTCTGGGGTGGGGGGTGGAAGATCCTCTTCGTCGTTTTCTTCGATTTCTTCCTGAGTTGTTTGACCTGCGAACTCAGACTTGAGTGCCTCAGACTCAAGTTTTATGAGTTCTGTTGTCGAGCCTCCGGCTTCCACATGGTCAGTAATATCTTTAGACTCTGGACACTGGAAAATTTCGACATCGCACCCGGCCTCCTTGAGTTGTTCATAGACATGGAGGGCGTGCTTCCTGCCAATTTCGTCGTTGTCGATAACAATGTCCACCGTTGCCCCCGCTAGAGCTTCGGTATGTATGTCAAGCCATTTCCCCGCACCCCCTGGCATGGTCGTGGCACAGGCTCCCATTCTGGTGAGGGTGTCACAGTCTTTCTCACCCTCTACAACAAAGATTGAATTGCCCGCCTCTTTCGCTTGCTTAACCTGAGGGAGGTTGTATAGAACCTTCGGAGTGCTTCCCAGTTTGTAAGTCCAACCATCACTACCGTCTGGCCGACGTTGTCTGAACGTCTTTCTTCCATCAGCGTCCAGAAATCGAACTTTCTCGAACAAGAGTGTTCCATCAGAATCCAAATACTCATACTTCGAAACGAACTTCAATTTCTGTGACTTGGCCTTTGGGTACACCGGGGGATCGAAATCTGTTTTACTAGACTTGCTGTCTGGCCGCAAATCCGCCAATGTTAAACCAACAGCAGCGACTATTTCTGCTGCTCCACACGCTCCTGCAGATCTGTGACAGTGAACAAGAATTTGACCGTCATCTTTCTCATGGATAGATAATGATGGATTCTGGTCATCTTGACGACAGGGGCATCTAGCTTCCCATCCGTTGCTCGAAGCGGTAACCCCATTGAGGCGTCCCAGCAATTCGGCGGTGTGGTTGTAGTTCATGCTTTTGGGTGCCTGTAGCCAGAAGAGGGTCCGTTGGAGGAGCGTGTCCCCAGTCTGGGGATGTACACCTTCTCCGCCCGAGTGGCGTCGATCTTGCGGGCCCTTCGAAGTAGCGCTCTTTCTCCCTCATCCAAACCGCCCCAGATCCCTAGGGGTTCGTAGTGGAGTGAGTACTCCAGACAGGCTTTCCGGCTAGGGCAGTCCTGGCAGATTTTCTTGGCCTTGTTGCTGATCTTTCGACTCTCACCAAGGGCCAGTTTTTTGGTGTCACGGTGTCGAATCGGGAACCACCAGTCGGTGGGTTGACCAAAGCAAGCTCCCTCAGCAGGTGGGACCATGGGGATCTCGCTTTGCAGCACGTCAAGCCTTCCGGTTAGTAAGTCTCATTACATCGTGAGCTGACAAAAAAACCAACGCGTTTTGGATTTCAAGGCTCCCACCTGCGTCGATAGCCACTATGTCGATGGCATCAGCAGGCACCGAGAGTGCCGTTGCGAGCGCTGCGCGCGTCTGCCCGATGTCAATCTCATCCTGACCCATCACAGGGTCGGAGTCAACGATAGGAGGAGGGGTTTGGTTGCTAACCGCAGGGTTTCTCAATTCTGCGTCACGCTCGGAAGCCCTGAAGCACCAGGCACACCCGAGTTTGGGGGCGCTGGATGCCCGATTCCGGATTTCGATATGTCCACAGGCCAGATGGTGGTGGTACTTGACCTTCCCCCAACCCCCAACCCGCTTGATCTCCTCAATGGAGCGTCGGGGGGCTTTTCGGTGCTCCGTCGTCATGTTCCCATTGAACCACAGGTCGCTACGGGAGGCCACCCATATCGATGGGTAATCCGTGGATTAGTCCCCGCTGGCCACAAAGCCAACACTGGGGGTTGTCGACCCACATGGTCTGACATAAACTGCATCCGTAGATGGTCGAGCTGGGTGGCATGGAGACATAAATGGAATTGCCTAAGGGGAGTGGTTTACTAGTCAGCGCTTCCCACCGAAGTAGGCGGTGGCATGACCACCCTCGATCAAATCCGAGTTCAGACAGGCAGTCCTATTCTCATCGGAATAGATATCGCCCAATATACGTCCGAATTTGCCACTCTTGTCTTTGTGAGTTTGAATGTAGATTTTGTCAAGACCGTCCAGCCAGTCATGGGCATACGCCTTCGCAGCTAAACCGGCTTCCTTTTCCTTCAAATCCTTGGTACGAGTCTCCGGAGTATTTATTCCAAGAAGACGAATACGAGCTTTGTGATGAATGTCGAAACCAACGTCGATCATCGCGTCAATAGTGTCCCCGTCGACTACCCGTAAAACCTTTGCTGCGTAGAAGTATTTGTTGGCTACTCGACATTCGCAAGTCGGATCACATTTGCAATTCATGGGGGCCTCTTCTAATCCTCTGGTAAGAATTTTGTCTGTTCGGCTTGTCGTTTTCGAATCGACCTAGGGTGGTCCTCTTCGATAACCAGATCTTCAAATTCTTCGGGCGTCCCTCTGAAATTCCTGCTTAGACGTTCGTATTCTTCCCAGTAGTCATTGTCCGCATTCGCGTTCTTCGCCACGGATAGATATTACTACTTACACATAGTCCATTTAGGAATAAGAAAACCCCCGGCCCTTTGTGGACCGGGGGTTTTCTTTAGAAGCTAGGGATTAGTGGTCCCTACTCCCTACCTAGGTTTAGGAAGGAGCCGCGTCGAAGGTGACCTTGACGAATGCTTCAGGGCGCTTGATCGCGAGAGCGAGGCGCTGCTCAGCCAGGACGACAATGGCGTTCCGGATGAAGAAGTCGCTGTGCTGCTCGCTGATGCGGATCGAGGGACCCTCACGGTCATAGAGCTGGGCTCCAGTACCGAATGCGCCGACGACACACATGCCTTCGGGCATTGCAGGGGTCTCGATGACAGGGAGGCGCCAGACGCGCGGCTCGCCGCCGAGTGCCACGGAAACAGCGACCAGGTACTGGCCGTTGGAATCCTTGGTCAACTCAACGTCTTCCCAGTCGTTCGGGTGCATCACGACGCCTGTGGGCTCGTAGTATGCGAGGAACGACAAGGTTGCCGCACGACGGATTGCATCCGCCTTGGTGTCGGGCACCGGAAGGGTTGCACCTGCCGACCATGCGTAGGTCTGAACGCCAGTGGCGTTCGTGGAGGTGATGCCGAGGAGGTTCTCGCCAGTACCGTCGCCGGTAATGATCTGAGCATCCTCATGCAACCTCAGCCCGTAAAGAAGCTCGTTGTCGATGATCGACCGGAGCTGGGGCTCGTCAGCGAGGACGTTCCGGTGAGCAGCTTCCCAGTGTGCGAGTGTCCGCACGGGGGCCTGCTCGCCGACGAACGCCAACGTCGACTGCGGCTTGGCGGTGAACGTGGCGGGAGAACCCGAACGCTCAGTCACCGGCGCAGCGTTGTTGGTGAAGCCGGAAAGACGGAAGTACTCGATGACCGCAGCGGTTGTCGAGCGGCTCGGGAAGAGATCCCTAACTCGCTTGGTGCGCTGTGGCGGAAGCACGATCGGGTCGCGCTGAATGGTTCCGAAAGAACCAGGGGTGCCTGTCGGCAATGCCGAGTAAACATCCTTGGTGCCGTAGGCCGACTTGGCCTCGACATAGTCAGGAACCTGGAATGGAGCTGGCATGTTTGCACCTGCAGCGCCGTTGGCTAGAGCCTTGAACTCAGCAGAGTCAAGGAAAGCCTCACCAATGCTCTGGTACTGCTGAACGGCCTCTTTGACCTCAGCGGTATTCGCCCATTCGGCAGCGGCTTCTGCGGCGACGGACTCCTGAGTAGGCTCTGAACCCCACTCGCGAGCTTTCTCCATCTCCTGAATGCCATCAATGAGACCCTTGATCTCCTTGATGTCCTTCATGTTCTTGTCGAACGCCGACTTCTGATCGGTGTCGACCTGAACAACGCCATCTTCGATTTCAAATGAATCGGCGATAGCCTTGTTTTCGTCCATCTTGGTCCGCATTGCAGACTGCAATTCGGTAAGACGGCCCTTGTCCTCGCTCATAATTCCCTCCTCGGGATCGCTTGGGATCTTGGACGTGTATGGATAGATACTTTTTCGTCCGAGCCAAGGTAAGCACCCGCGCGGTACAAGCTACAGAGTACTACTAATATACGGCTGTTCGATGTAACCCTGTCAAATATTCGGGTGTTTTATTCGGGTTTACTTTTTGAGCCAGTAATACCAGTAGATGACTATCACGAATGTTGAAGCGCAAATAAGTGATGCAATTTTCATCTCGTCCCCCCTTGCGTCGATTTCCAATAGGGGAGGATGTGCGTGTCGACGACTCCGGGACCAAAGAAATCGTCCATTTTGCCACGGTCAATAATTTCAAAATGACCATCTTGGTTGCGGAAAGCTATAAGTTTTGGAGGACTGCCCTTCGGAACATCGTTGTCCCAAAGGTAGAACTCGTCGAATTCACCTCGGGTAATACGCTTGCTAATGTTCCAATGGCCCAAAAGATCATTGGTGATAGCACCAGGGATGCCTGGAGGCACATTCAAACCGCCATCCCGGTAACGCTTGGCTACCCGTGCTTCGGCAACTGGGACCGGAACGTGCACAAAGTGGGCGACAACGCGATCTCCCCGTTGTCGGGCCTCATCAATCGGTTCGCCTCGCTTTCCAGTGCTCTGGTATACAACGTCCGCTCCAGCGTTTAGGGCGTCTCTTGTTGCACCATTCGCACTTCGGATAGCTGGCTCTTGCACGCCCATCGGGTTGTGTCTATCAAATCCTTCCAATTCGGGCTTGATGACATCGGGGTCAATATGAGCGGCCTCAGTGGCATCCGGAATGCCGATGGTCTTGGAGTTGATAACGCTGCTCTTACCGGCTCCTGAGGTTCCTCCGATGTAATAGAGCGTTCGTTTGCCTGGTTCTTTACCCTTGTGTTGGGGCTTGACCTTGGCCAATATCTTTCGAGCAGCTGCCCGTCCACCACTTCCATGCTGTGCGCGCATTCCGCTACCAGCGCCATAAAACTTTGGATTGCGAATCTCACGAGCAGCTGTTCTGGTTTTATCTGAAGCAACAGATCTCACTGCTGGAGAAACTTCACTCCAATAATCAGGGTTGTTTTGCAACAGAGTGAGCCACTGTTTATCGGTATTACTCAAATTGGCACGACGTGAACGTAGGCCACTATTTGGACCGCCCGGATTCAGAGCTGGGTTACCGGTAACCAATTGTTGGATTGGCCGCATGGCTTCCGGGCGTTGGGCTCTTTCCTGAAGCTTCGCTTGCAGCGCTTCACGAAATGACTCACGGGTAGATTCGGTACCGTTTCCGTGGTACCGATCAATCTGTGCTTCAAGGAATTCTGCTTCTCTTTCAAGATCTGCAATGTCTTCACTTGAACCAACCAAGCTGTCCCAAAACCAGGTGTATTCATTGAAAGTACTGTCTCCCCACTTGTCTTCACGCCACTCAGGTTCGCTACTGCCACCGTATGGCAGATCTGCTTCATTGGTTTCAAACGGGCCAAATTCACGTTCGATGAACGTGTCTCGATCCTCACCACGCTCAATCGCATCGAGGAAATCGCTGATCTTGGCAAAGCTGTTGGGTGGTCTCCGCGAATCTTCCTCCACGGCAAGCTTGTTCAGCACCTCCCCGAGTTCGTCTTCTAGATCTTTTCGTTCCCACTCTGATTCTTGAATAAAATCAGACCAGCCATCGACTCGTTCCCAAAGTGCGTCGTGTTCTTCAACGAGGTCTTGATCTTCGGGAGACAGGGCTTCGTATGCATCTGCCAGTCTTTGAGACTCTTCTGGGGTGATGACTACGCCACGAAGTCTTGTGGGTTGGTAGATGGAATATTCAGAGAAGTTGATGCGATGGTGTTCGTCTAGGAAAGCAAAATACTCATCGATGTCGCTGAGCATCTCCCGGATATTTGCCTCAGGGGTCGCTTGCTGTCGTTGCACCTTTTCGCGATCATGTCGTGTGGAGCGCATGCCGGAAGATTGCTCAAAGAGTCTGTTAATACGTTTCCGTATCGAATCGTTACTTTCGGGGTTCCAGTCGGGCTCGTAGCCGGTTTCCTGATGGGTCCATGAGTGGGTACTGCCACGGCCAATTTCGCGAACGCCTACGGTCTCGATTATGTCTGAATCAAGAACTACTAGGTCACCACTCTGATGGTTTTCCGATGAGAAGACGGGCCGTGTGACGATTAGGTCGATTCCTAAAAGTTCGGGAACCACACCAGCGGTACTTCGCTTCCGAGCTTCTTCGAGATCTACGCCGAGTTCTTTGGCACGCTTGGCCTCAGCAGCGTGTAGGTC